CCAGTTTCAGTCCACTCTTTCCAGTTGCTAAACGGATTACTCGATGCGAACAGATCAACCGCAATGTTTTCTAGCACGTTAAGTGCCACAAAATCACTAAGTTGAAACGGGTATCCCAGAATCCTGTAGGCTTCACTTAGAAGCTTACCAGCATTAGGGGCGCCCTGTACAATTCTTTGTACATGTTCGTATACGGTTGATGCCTTAATAAGTTTATTTCTAAACTTAGAAGGTAACATCAACACGTACTCTAAGTATGTAGCTACCATAGTAGGCACTCCATTTAATGAAATCCAACCTTTCTTTTCGGCTTCGATAAAGAATTGAGTAAGAAGATAATACTTTTTACTCACTTCCTTAAGTCCACTGATTGGAAAAGGAGAGATCTCAACCCCTTTATAGAAAATGCGTTTAGCAAATTCAAATAAATGAGTTGAGGTATAGGTTTTAGGTTTTGAAATTTCAAACCCTAATTTACTTAAAACCTCCTTATAAGAAGCAGCTACAATTGGATTACAAATGACAATGTCATCTCCAAGGAGTGCATAGTCAAGAGTTTTCCAATCAATATTATTGAGACGACAACAGTAGTAAATCACATAGTGATGAGCTACTGAAAAGGAAGCCCATGATGAGTAGAAACCCATTGGATTACCGACAGAGTAAGAAACTTTTTCGAGTTTTTTGCCCTGTTTATAATCAAACGGATGACCAACCATTATGTTTTCCCAAGCGTCAATATAATATTTAGGTAGTACACCAAGCATTACAGAAGAGATAGTCTTAATAGGGAATCTATCTGTAGCATTGACTAAGTCAGCGCTATAATAGAAACCTTTATTAAGGATCTTTGAAATAAAGCTCGATTGGTCAAAGGTACAGTCTTGAGGGATCTTTTTCAGTACTCTAAATAAGTACTCATGGAATGGGATTAAAGCAGTCTGAGACCAATAGTCTCCGATTGCGATAACCCTATTCTTAAGTTCCTTATCTTTAATTACTGACAAAGTCCGTATACATTTCTTTTTTCCGGTAAAAGGAATAATTCGAGTTAAAACTCGAAATATGACTACACCGTAATAAAGAGTGTCAAGACGATCACTAAGTCGGGACCCTCCCAGAACACGAATCGCGTTCTCTAAGGAGCTAGGTAGCAACGATAAGTCGCACATAGCTCTATAAAGAGCGTTATCACCTTCTGAGTTGGGACCAACCTTAGTACTAAGGTGGCATTTTCGCCACCTTAGTGACCTCGGAACCAATCCAAG